CGGGCGCCGGCGGCAGGTTCAGCGACGCGCGGACCTCGTCGGCCGTCATGAAGCCGGGCCCGTTCGCGCCGCCGATCGCCTGGCGGAACCAGTTGCCGAGGGAGACCATGTCGCCGCGAGCCAGGGTTTGCTCGTCGAAATCGACGAAAAACCGCGAGATCTTGAAGATCTTCCGGTTGATCTCCTGCTCTATCGCCGTAATGTGCGGCCCGAGCGTGTAGCGGATGAAGCCCTTGCCGAGTGACTCCAGGCCCGTGCCCCAGGCCGTCGACTTCTCGGTTTCCCCGATCATGAACGGCGGGACGCCCCAAGCGCGTGCGATCTCGATGACCTGGAACTGCCGGGCGGCGAGCATCTGCGCCTCCTCGGCCGTGAACGAGAGCTTCGAGGCCTTGCCGCCCTGCGTCAGGATCAGCGGCATCGCGGCATTCTCGGCACCGCCGTACATGCGCACCCACGCATCGCGCAGCAGGTCCTGCTGCTCCTTGTCCGCCTTGTTCGGATACTCGATCGTCGTGCGGGGCATGCCGCCGTTCGAGAAGAACTTCCCGCAGTACTCCTCGATCGTCAGGCACAGGCCGACCGCCTCGCGCGCGGACCAGAGCTGCTCGGACATCGCCCAGGAGTGCGGGGCCATGACGCCGCGGAAGTCCAGGACATCCTCGGGCAGCGTGCCGTAGGTGTTCGTGCCATCGCGGAACAGGTAGCGCGCGATGCGCCACATTCGCGCGACCGGGTCCCATTGCCGGTCTTCCTGGACTGCCTCGTTCGGGTACCAGACCAGCTCTGAGATTTCGTTCGAGCGGCCGCCGGCTTTGCGGATGATCCTGGCGAAGGATCGCCCCCACAGGAGCTTTCGCTTGACGATGTGCTCCATGAGGTGCGCGGAGGTCGTCTCGGAGTTCGGCTCCTCGTTGAACAGCCACCAGTAGGGGTGATCATCGACCGGCTGCAGCGTCGCATCGCCGTTGACGACCGTGCGCTGAACGATGCGAAGCGGCATCGACATCATTGCGCCCGCGATCAGCGTGCACACCGCCTGAACCGGGATGGCCCGCATCGCATTCTCGGCGTTGACGTTCGCGCCGGAGTGGGTGCCGAGCACGAACAGGCGCTGGAAATCCGCCCACGACAGGCCCGTCACGACGGACGAGTTCTGGATATCCGGGAGCGCCGCGGCCGCTGGAGCTTTTCGCTTCAGCCATTTTGCAAAGGGAAATGCCATCACAGCTCCACGAATAGGGGTCCGTCGTCGGACTTGTCGGTAATCGCGACGCCGCGGGCCATCGCCAGGGCAACCGCGCCATCGATGCGCCCGGTTGCTTTGGACTTGTCGAGCTTCCTGTTGCCAGCCGGATCCGGAACGACGACCGCATTCGCGATGCAGGAGGTCAGCACCGGATGCATGCCGTGGAGCATCTGCGAGCCGAGCAACGTCGCATCGAGCTCATCGAGCGCCGGCGTCATGTCCTTGAAGCCCTGTCCGAACGGTACGAGCGGCAGCTGCGGCTCGTCGCGCTCGAGCTTCTCGCACACATCGGTGATCGCCTTTTTCAGGACGTCCATGCGCCAGCGGTCAAAGCCGATCGCACCCACGTCGCCGGCGTCGCAGATCTCGAGCAGGTCGCGCGCCACGAACCCATAGTCGATCGAGGAGCCGGGCGTCGCGATGAGAAAGCCCTGCTTGACCCACAGGTCATATGGGACCCGGTCGCGCTTCGAACGCTCCACCAGCGTCGCCTCCGGCGTGTAGAAGCGCGGAAAGACGTTCCACTTGCCGGCCGCGTCCTGGCCGATCGTGACGAGCGCCGTGAGGTCCTGGCGCGCCGAAAGGTCCAGGCCGATGAAGAGGCGCGCGGAGGTGAGGACCTGCGGATCCGGCGCGCCGCCGTTGTCCTGCCACACGGCCCTCGAGCAGTACGGCGAGCTCGTCTTCACGCGCTGGTTCAGCGTCAGGTTCCGGTACGAGTTCTCCTTCGCCGGCATGCGCCTGGCGTTCTCGGCCTGGTTCCTCACCTCGACCGCATTCAGGAAATCGCCGTAGGCCGGATTCGCAGCCTTGATCGCTTCTTCCGAGAACGGATCCAGCTCCAGGGGAGCCGTCCACAGGAAGAGCACCGTGCTCGGGTCGACGCCGGTTTGCGCGTCATCGATGAGCATCGACAGAAGGTCACCGTCCTCGGGGGCCTGCGTCGAAATGACGATCGAGAGCGGCTGATCGTTCGCGCCGGCGGCGCTCTCGAGCGCGTCGTACAGGTCCGATCGGGGCCCGGATACCTGGCCGAGCTCGTCGTGGACCATGAAGACTGGCGAGAGGCCGTGTTTCGTCTTCGCCTCGGCCGACAGCGCGCGATACAGCGTGCCGAGATCCGGGCAGTACAGCTCCTTGAACGTCTCGCGGATCGTGACGTTATCGGCCAGGTCGACGTCCATCCGGACCATCTTCGAAGCGAGCCCGAACAGCACGGCGGCCTGGGCGCGATCCTGCGCGGCGCTGTAGAGCTGGCCGTTGTGCCGCGCCTCGGGGCCAGCCAGGTGCAGCAGCAGCAGGCATGCCGCGAGACTCGTCTTCGCGTTCTTCTTGCCGAAGCTCACGATGGCGCGCCGGGTGATCGCCTTTGGGTTGTCGTAGATCCCAATGACGATCTCGCGCTGGAACGGCCGCAGCTTCATCCGCTGCCCGACGAAGCGGCCCTCCGGGACGCGACAGTAATGCTCGATCCAGTCGCAGTTGCGTTCGCCGCGGGTGCGCTCGCGCGGCTTGCGCGCTACTCGGCGTCCCACGGCTTGCGCGGCGTCGCCTTCGGCGCGTTTCGGTTCGCGGCATCGGCGGCATCGGCCCGGTACCGCGACTGCTGCGTGAGTCGCATCTTCGTCGCGAACGAGATCACGCGACGCTCGACCTTCTCGTGAGCCGACAGCGCCGCGGCGTAGGCCTTCATCGCATCCGAATCGAGCCGCTTGCGCTTCTCGTACCCGTCGACGACCTGGGCGAGCCGATTCGCGCTGCACACGGCGCGCACGTATCCGACCAGGAGGGCCGCGCCGCCGGCGTCGAACCAGTCCGCCGGCTTCGTCGCGACGACATCGAGCCAGAGTTGCGTCTGCGCCTTCGTCAAAAACGGCGGCGGCGCGAGCGCGCAGCCGGATTGCACCGGCGCCGGCGAGGATTTCGCCTTCGGAAACGCGAGGACGGTGCCAGTCCCGGTGCGCGTAGTTTTTTTCGATCGAGCGGCCATGAAAATTCTACGTTTTTTTGTGTTTGCGGCTACCAACGCGGTGTTTGAGGCGAGCTCGGATACTTTTCGGCACCCCCGCCGTCGACGACATCGGCATCAACGACGGGCTGGGTCCAACCGTGACGACCGCCGAACGGAATCCCGTTGATGTCGCAGCCAGTGCGCACGCGCATTCCGTTCTCGCTGTTTGTCTTGCGCGTGTGGCACAGGTGACAGAGCGACTGCAGGTTCGACTGATCAAGCGGCGCGCCACCATTTGCGATCGGCACGATGTGATCGACATCCGTTGCAAGCTCGATGATTCCGCGTGCGTGACAGTGTCGGCACAGCGGTTCGTCTTGTAGTTGCTTCGCACGCAGCCGATGCCATACGGCAAGATCGTACAGACGACCGGTCATGGTTCAGCCAGCCATCACGCGGATCGGTGCGCGCTTCGTGATGAGCTCGCCACTCGATAGCGTTGCAATTGCCTCAAGCACGTACAGCGTTCCATTCGTGCCGCCGCTGATGCGCACCTTCGACAATCCCGCCTCGGTATCGGTGTCATCGGCGCCTTTGGACAAGTCCTCGGGCACCGTGTATGCGACAGATGTCAGCGTTACACCGTCGCCGAGCGAGTCGTTCCAGTCGAAGGGAACGTCTATCGCCGTGTCAGGATCGGTGAGGAAGATCATTCAATGCCTCGTTACGCTGAAAGCCGCACTGCGCGAGACCGAGTACGTGATGCGCTCCGGCGACCTGAAAGCATTGCCGAGCAGGATGAATCCCTGGCCCGTGTCGCCCTCGCCTGTCGACCTATCGGCAGATTCAGCGGCGCCGCCAGATCCGGTGATCGTTTCCGTTGCGGATGCGGCAGATTGATCAGCACCATCGACGCCGGCGCCAGAACCGCTGATCGTCTCGGATCCGGACGCTGCGGAAGTGTCATGCGACTCTGCAGCTGCGCCTGATCCGGCGATCGATTCGCCGCCGGCGCCGGATGACGTGTCCGCACCTTCGACGCTAGCGCCGGATCCGACGTTGCTGGACCCGCCTGCGGAAATATCGGCGCCTTCGACGGTCGCACCGGATCCACTGATCGTCTCGGATCCAGCCGCAGCGGACGTGTCGTGCTGTTCGAGCGTTGCTCCGGATCCGGCGATCGTCTCCGAACCTGCGCCGGCTGAAACGTCTTGCGCTTCGGTTGCGGCAGCCGTTCCTGCGATCGTCTCGGCGCCTGAGCCGCTGGACACGTCAGCGCCTTCGACGGATGCGCCGGATCCGCTGTCGGAGCTTCCTGCAGTACCGCTGCCGCTCGATACGTCCGCGCCCTCGAGCGTCGCGCCGCTGCCGGTGATCGTCTCGGCGCCGGATGCCGCGGAAGTGTCTGCGCCCTCGGTCGTCGCACCAGACCCGGTGATCTTCTCGGTTCCGGACGCTGCGGAGGTATCGGAGGCCTCGAGCGTGGCGCCGGATCCGCTGATCTTCTCGGCGCCGCTACCGCTCGACGTGTCCGCAGCTTCGGCCGTCGTGCCGCTGCCGGTGATCTTTTCCGCGCCGCTCGCGGAGCTCGTGTCGTGCGCCTCGGCGGACGCACCGGTTCCCGAGATCGTCTCTTTCCCAGCACCCGAGGAGACATCGTTGCCTTCGACGCTGGTTCCTGATCCGCTGTCGCTGCTCGAGGCCTCCGTGAAGACCATGATGCCGCTGACATACGGGTTAGATCCGCCGAGCGATGGATCGGTCCAGGTCCCCGCGATCGCCGAGAGCGAGGTCCCACGGCGATTCTCAGTGAGGCCGATTCCGGTCGTGCCGTCGCCGTCGAAAACCTTGACGCCGAGGGTCCAGCCTGTTCCGACCGACATCCCGAATGGACCCGAATACCCGGTGTCCAGATTCACCGCCCAGGCGATGTAGGGTTGCGCGGTGGGAGTGACGTTTCCCGTCGTGATCGCGTTCGAACCGCCGCCAGGATTGACCTGTACGTTCTGGGTCGCGACCTGGAACGGTGAGGAGCTCACGCCACCGAGCTCGGCCGTCTGGATGTTGGTGAAGGTGGGGTTGCTGGCCCACGTCGCAGTCGCGACGAGCTTCGTCGCGCTGGCGTTATTCGGGAAATAGTACCCGGCCCACGCCTGCTGGTTCGTCGAGTCGTAGGTCTGCCAGGCCTTCGTGTAGGTCTGGCCCGCGGAGTCGGTAACGGTGGGCGCGGTCGAAAGAACGCCGCCATCCCAGCCGACGACTGCGCAGATCGTGCTGCCGACCGTGCAGTTGCTGCCGAAGGCGTTCGAGGCCTGCGCGGCCGACCCACCGTTGTTGATCGCGCTGGTAGTTTCCTGCAGGACTGATGCGGTCACTTCGGCATCACTCCTGTCTTGCTACATCGCGTTCAGCGCTCCTGACGCCTGTCAGGAGTTCCACCGGCTTTACGCGCCGTTGGCGGTGATCGTCCAGGAGGTGATCGAGATCGTCGCGGCGCTGACGATCGAAGTCGTCGCGAGATTCAGGTCCGCGCCCGAGGTGCCGACCGAGCCCTGCGCGACGCGCGTGGTGCTGGAGACTGCGACGCAGTTCGCGACGCTGCTGGTCGAGCACAGCAGGAAGTGCGCGGCGGTGCCGGTGGCAACCGCGGCAGTCGCGGTTATGGAGTTGAAGGTCAGGACGCCCGCCGAAACGGTGCCCGCGGTCGAGGACAGCGGCAGATCGACGAGCTCGGTGCCGCTGTCGACCGTGGCGACGCTCGCCGGCGGCGAACCGGTCAGGATCATCAGGTACCCGGTCGAACCGAGCGCGGTCACCAGGTCCGTCATCGCGTTGGAGCGATGCGTGGCCGTGTACTGGAGCGTTGCGTAGGCCGGCGTCACGAGGCCCAGCGCGGCGGCGAACAGCAGCGACAGCGCCAGCGCGGCGCGCAGTTTCTTCATGAGCATGGGATGGCTCCGGGTGCGGTTTGTGGGTGCCAGAAACGGCAAAGCCGGCGCTTGGCCGGCTTCATTCAGGGGGTAGGACCCCAACCTTGGCGCAGAACGTAGCCGTTTGTGATCACACGGTCAAGTGTCAGGAGATTCCTACGTCCGTGCGGGAGGTCACTGACAAACCCATCGCTCGGAACATGCCGAGGAAGAAAATCTGCGCGTCATGCAGCAGGTCATACACGTATTCCCGGCGTTTTATGGCCAACTCCGCCTGCAACTCGTCAGGCTTGAGGCGCCCGCGGTAATGGAGCCGGACGATGCGGCGGGCCCAATCAGGCGCGCCCTTTATCGCCCCATCGACGATGCGAGCCTCAGTGTCATCGAGCGGGGTCGGCCGATCGTGCGAGGACAGGTACAGCGGCTCGGTCCTGGCCATCAGCGGCAGGTACTCACCGTCGCCGTGGGTCACCGCCCAGCGCTCGAGGATCCGGTCCACGGCGCGCGTGCGCGGGTCGCTGGGCACGTCTTTCGGGAGTCGGCGCAGCTGCGCCGGCGTGAGCTTCTTCGGCTGAACCTCGGGGACGCGAGGATCTGGTTTGTCGAGGACGGTCGGCCTGCGCTTCGTCGGCCGAGCTGGCCCGCGCATGACGTACGGACGTGGTTGTTTCTTCTTCCGTCCCATCAGTGCAAGAGTACTCGTACGTGGTGATAGATCCAGATCGCGCCGTGCTCGATGCCGATCGCGACCAGGGCGCCGAGCGCGACGCCGAGGAATATCAGGAACGTCATCGCCTTCTCGAAACTATCGCCGATCATGACTTCTTCCATCCCTTCAGCGCCAGCACGCGCAACGTCGTAGTGAGCGCTCGTTCCGGTTTTATCTCGTCCTGCAGGAAGTGCAGGACCGCCCAACCGTACATGATCGCGGCGTTGCCTTTCATGCAATCGCCCCGCATGCCGGTGACATCGGCGTGGCGGCCCATCGTGAACCACTTGCCGCCGATCTGTTTCATGACAACGCCGTCGATCTCTACCGCGACCTTGAACTCCGGAAATGCGAAGTCGAATCGCCAGCGGCGCTTAATCGTCTTCGCGAAGTGCAACTGCTGCACGAATGTGAGGTTCGGGACGCGCGCGAGCTGCTCGGCGAAAAGCTTCTCGGCCTCCGACTTCTTGCTCTTCTTGCTCCGCTTCCCGGCCGGCAGCCTCTCCGCTGCCGGCGCCTGGTCCACCGACTTTTTTGTCCAGTGGTACATTCAATGCGTCGCGTCGTGTGAGCCGATGCCTCCGTCATCATCAGCCGCCGGCGGCAGCGGCAACTCCCCCTGTTTCGACGTGACCTTCTCGACTGTGATGTCTCCGAGTGTGAGCTTGACCGCGCCACCCCATGCGTCGACGAGCTCGTCGAATTCGCCGCTATGAGGCCTCACTGTGAGGTGGAAGCCGACGAGCACGTATCCGCCAGACATCGGAGTGAACACGATCTTCGAGACGTTCCCGGCCGGCGTCTCGCCCTCGCCGTCGTCGTGAACCTGCGCGCGGAACTTGAACGTCTTGTTCGAGGACTTCAGGTCAACGGTATTGACCTTGAATTTGTCGGGCATCTTGACCTTGCCCCCGACGCGTTTGATGAATGCACGCGGCTCCTCGAGCTTCGTCGCGGCGTCTGTGTTGAACCAGTTCGTCCAGGTGTATGGCTCGAAGAAGTGGTCGACCTGGTCCTTGAGCCATCGGACGCCCTCGATCGACAACGTCGCCGTTCGCACGTCTTCGTCGCCGTGTTTCTCGGTGCTGAGCGAAACGTGTTTGAGCGTGCATCCCTCCTCAACGACGGTGAACGGACCTGTCGGCGGCTTTTTCGCCCGGTGCGGCTTTACCGCTGGCGCCTTCACCTTGGGCGCCGGTCGCGCGCCCTTCCCTTTTGCCTTTGCCATTTTTCGAGCTCCCTTTGTCGCGGCGGCGCCGCAGTTGATCAGCAGTGATACGCGGCGGCTTCCAATTCGGATCCGCCGGTAATTTGAGTTGCCCGCGGTACTCTCGCCCGCGTGATTCGAAATAGATCGCGGGGCGCGTGGTCGGACCGAAGACGCGCAGGCCTTCGGCGACGAAGCCGAGGAAGTCCTGGTCGACGGTCACGGCCGAATCCATGTGTGCACCAATCGCAGCCGGTCCTCGAAGTTGTTCATGTGTTCGCACCAGCGGTTGGCGATGACCAGCGATCGCACATAGGACGCCCATTCGGACCGGAGTTTCTCATCGCTCCATTTGCGCGCGTTGCCAATGATGGCGAGGGACGTGATCTCCACGACGCGCCACATTCCGCGTTGCCTCACGATGTGAGGCTTCACGTCGCGGCTGCCGGTTCGTTCGAGATCCAGGCGATCACCTGGTGCTGCTCGACGCCGTACTGCGCGAGCGTCTTGGCGATGTCGGCGCTGCCCATTCCAGCCGCGGCGAGCTTGCGGGCATCGGCCTCGAGCTCGCGGTCGGTCTTGGTGTGACCGTTGGCGTGACGCTCCGATTCCGACTTTCCGCCCGGCGAGGCGCCCTTGGGCGCTCGCGAGCCGGGCTTCTTGGCCGCTGGCCCGGCACCGGTCCGGTCTGGATGGTCCGGTCCGGTCTGGGTTGGGACCGGTACCGTACCGGTAGGAGCGTCACGGTGACGTTTTGCACTGTCATGTGTGACGCTATGTGACGCGTCACGCGCCTTCTTCTCTGCCGCCTTCCTTTCGCGCCACCTGGCCGTGCGCTCCCTTCCGCTGGACCGACGTATGTCCCTGTCGTGCATACGATTTTTCTCGGAATATTCCGGCAGCTCGACCGTGCCGTCCGGGTGTATGCGCAGCCATTCAGAGGGGAACTGCTGCACAAGTGACGCAGGGAGTGACGTAATTTCGGCAATTCGGGCGGCGCCACGTGACGCCCCCTTCAGGCGGTTGTGACGGCCGATGAACGCGTCACCGTAACGCCACAACTTGTACAGACCCCCTATCACAGCGTCACGGCAGACCCCGAAAAGTCGCTCATCGGCAGGGCGCCTCTGTGACGCGTCACAGTCGTCACGGTACAGGCCGCCCATGACTTCGTAGAGCGCGTGTCCCAGGTCGTCGGTGCGCGGATCCTCCTCGAGATCCTTGTCCATGGTGATGTAGCCGCCCACGGTCAGCCCTCGTCCCGCAGCAGCTCGCGCAGCCGGTGCTCGACCGTGTCCCAGCCGCGGTACGGCGCCGGCGGCTGCCTGTTAATTTTCTCGACCTTGAATGCGGCTCCGGCCGGCCGGATCCAGCCGTCGACGATGACGATCCGGCCTGCGCTCTGCAGGCCGATGAGCGCGTAGTCGATCGCGGCTTTGTCGCCGGTGATCTGCGTTCGAAGGACCCACAGTTTGCACCCGCAATCGGGAAGGACGGCGAGGATGTGAGAGGCGATGGAATTCGTCTCCAATCAGCTACCTCCCGTGCTTTCCCGGCGATTCCCGGTTTTTCCCGGAAGTTCCCGGACTCCGCGTCCGACTCGCTATATCGTGTGCCTCGTGAATGAGACGTTTGATCTCAGGGACGACGAGGGCTTCGACGAATTCGGCCTGGGTTATGCCCTTTGCATCGCAGATCGCAAGTAGTGCTTCGTGGAGATCAGGATCGATCTTGCCGCGCACATCTTTGCGTT